AAAGAAAAGACTTGCTCCACCAGAAAGAAAATTCATGGACATCTTTTTAGATGATAATGATGTAAACGAAAAAGCAATTATTGGTTTTATATCATTTGCACTCATGACTATCTTTGGTATATGTGATCTTATCACAGCATTTATGGGACAAGACTTGGTCATCTCTGATACAATTTATACATCATTTGTGGTAGTCACACTTGGTGCATTTGGTATTAGTGAGGCTGGAAGAGCTTTCGGCGGTAAATAGGAAACTTAAATGGCGGAAGATAAAAAACCTTTAGGACAAAAAGGAATAGGTGATTTAATCGCTTTAATGGAAGCGAATAATAAATCAACTAAAAAAATAGAAGTTGACGGTAGAAATACTCGCAGACATCTATTAGAAATTAAAAACATGCAGAAGGTTATGAATGACTTTCAAGCACGCACTGTCTTTGGTTTTGAAAACTTCCAGGATATGATTAATTCTCAATCGCTTCAAGGAGAAGAAAAAGAAAAAGAACGTCTAACAATTTTTGAAGAAATACGCGATTCATTACAAGATATAGCAGTAAGTGCTGATAAATCAAGCAATGCAAAGGGTGATAGTTCAGGCGGAGGAGTAGGACTTCTCGGTGGATTAGGATTAGCTCTTGGTGGCCTCGGTAAAGGAGCAATGGGTATAGCACTAATGGGTGCTGCAATACCAGCATTCTTTGGGGCAATGGCTGCTGGAGATTATGGCCTTAAAGCTTTAGACGTTGATTTATCTTTTAGCAAAATAAAAGAAGCTGCACTAGGATTTTCTGATATTATAACTGCTATGCCAACAGAAGGTTGGGTTGCATTAGGTGCTATAATGGCAGCTGCAAGCTATAGTGGTAATCCTGCTAAAGCTGCCTTAGGTATGTCATTAATGGGTGCTGCTATTCCAGGTTTCTTTGGTGGTCTATCAGCTGGTAATTATGCACTTGATGTATTAAATGTTGACTTATCATATAGTAAAATAAAAGAAGCTGCAGCTGGATTCTCATCAATTGTTCAAGATATATCACCTGAAGCTGGTTCTGCACTAGTAGCATTACTTGGAGTTGGTGGATTAGCTGGAGCAGTTAAAGGCGTAGGTGGTGCAGCAGGAGTTGCAGCTGGAATGACTGCAATGGGAGCAGGTATTAGTGGTTTCTTTGGTGGTTTAGCTCTAGGTGATTTAGCACTTGATGCATTAGGCTCAAACTTTGGTGGAATTAAAAATGCAGTTAAAGGATTTGATGATGCAATACAAGAATTCACTGATGAGGGATTAGCAAAATTCTTGGTATTAATTGGTACTGGTGGAGTTGTTGGTAAATTAGCTGGTGCTAAAGGATCATTTGATATTGCTGCTGGTATGACTGCATTAGGTACAGGTATTGGTGGTTTCTTTGCAGGATTTTCTCTTGGTGGTTATGTATCAAGTAAAATGGGTGATGGTAGTCAGATGGTACCATTAGTCAAAAACTTCCAAGATTCTATTGGCGCACTTGATACTAAATCACTAACAGCACTAGGAGTCTTTATGGTAACTGGAGCAGGACTTGCTTTATTTACTGGAGGCGTAGGTTCAGCAGTGGCAGCAGCTGGTATAGGAGCTATGGGAGCAAGTTTAGCTGCATTCTTTGTTGCATTTGATGGAGTAGGTAGAATTGGAGGAGCATTAGGAATTGATGGTAGCTCTATGAAGACTCTATTTGGTAATTTAGCCGATGGTATTAATTCATTAACATCCATTGATGCAACTGGAGCTTCTCTTGGTGCATTAGGTCTTGGCCTAAGTGGTTTAGGGCTTGGTGTAGCTGCATTTTTAGGTACTAAAGGTTTAGGTGGTGCAATTAGTACTATTACTGATATTGGTGGTAGTATTAAAGATATCTTTTTTGATAATGATGGTAAAAATATATTTGATGAAATAGCTGAATCTATAAAACCTATTATTGGATTAAATGATAATAATGCATTAAGTGAGTTTAACGAATTCACCAAAAGCATGATTGATATAACCTCAACAAGAGGTGTTGATGCAGCATCAGATTCCTGGGAAAGATTCGGAGATTCTGTTTTAGGTGCAGCACAAAAAATGCAAATAGCATTTGAAGGTGGTACATTAGGAGATGTAGCTCTTGCTGGTATTGCAAATTATAAATCTGATATAGAAGGTTTAAGTACTAATTTACAAAATGCTCAAAATGAAATATCAAGTGAAATAAATGTAAATGCACAAGCAATGCCTACATTAGCTTCTTTATATGTTAACACTTTATCAGCAGAAAATGCTTTATTAAAATTACCTCAAGCTTCTGGTGGAGATACATTAGCTGTAAATCAAAGAGGTGGAGATAATATTAGAACTGGTGACACCATTGTTATTTCTCAAACCAATAAAGATCTAATAGAAGAATCTGTTAATAACAGCAGATAAAAAAAGGGAGCCTTTCGACTCCCTAAGTTTCGACTGCGGCATGTATACTTACCCAGCCTGGCCGCCTAAGCGACTACGATTCTTTTGCTAATCTAGCAAAATAGCTCAGAGTATCATCCTCATCACCATCATCTGCTGGTGGGAAAGATGTATCAGCTGTTTGCATTGTTGGTGCCTCAGCAACTGGGGCTGGTGATGGAGTATCCATTGAGAAACCTGCATCTACACCAAGTACTTTATTTAATTTAGCTTTTAACTCATCGTAAGTTTTATAGTTTTTAGGATCTAAGAAATCTTGTAAAGCATATAGTTGTCCATATGTTTCATTTAATCTTCCTTCATCACCATCAAATAAAGCTGATGGAGTACTAAATTCAGATTTATCATAGTTTACCCAACCTTCAACTTTTCTGATTTTTAATTTAAAATCAGCACCTTCCCAAAAATCAAATGGATTAATTGGTTCTTCATCGGCAAATTGTGGTTGCATAACATCCATGATTTTATCAAAGATCTTTTTACCATATTGATAAAGGAATACCTTTCCTTCATTTTGTGGGTTATCAGGATCAGAAACAACTAACACATTTGATACATAATGTAGTCTTCTTTTCCTTTCCCTAGCGATAGCTTTATCCTCGTCTCTACCAGAGTTCCAGAGCACTGAGTTATGTTCAGATACTGGATCAGGTTGGCTAATAGAGGTTAAAGAGTTTTCTATGTACCATAGACCAGTAGGACCTTTAAAACCATGATCCCAATATCTTACCCAAGGAAGATCTTCACCTTCTTTTTGTGGTAAGAATCGAATCACAGCATAACCATTTCCTGCTTTATCTCTGGTTGGCTTCCAAAACCTATCATCATCATAAGATTTTGTTTCGGTTTTAGTGGTGGACACAGCTTCCGCCGCTTTTACGAGTTTATCGATTGATGAGCCTCGCATGCTCTTTAGATTTTCTAGTGACATATTTTTCTCCGTATTACACTGTATTTTACTGAATTATCCACTTTATGCATTATATAGAGTTATATTATACCATACTTCTATGGTTTTGTAAAGGTCTTTTTTAATAAATTTATACATTTATCTTTATTGAACTTTACAAATGGTTTATATTTTGTGATCTTACGATAGATATCTGGCCAAATAATTGTATCAGTTATCTTCTTATTCTCACGTTCTATAAACCCTGTTATGGCATCCAAGATAACTACTGTTTCTAATAGTATGTCACCTTGCATCCATAACCGAATGATTAATGGATGATTATTTTCTTCTGCTATTAAAAGAGAATCAAACTCAACATCCATATCATGTAGTTTATTTATATCATTTTCAAATTGATACGAAAGACTTTCCATAACTTTTTTATGGTCACGGTAATATCTTTCGCCACCTTCATTAAGCATATCACCGACATACTTAACATCGTTTTTAAAATTAGCAACATAGAATTCTCGTAAATCACGCTCATATGTTTTTGCTAATTTTGCAAAAAAGTATTTATCTTTTCGTTTAAAGAATGATGTTGGTTTAACTGAAGTCTTAAAATTATATTTTAAAGCATCATAAGAGTCAGACTCAAAATGTAGCTTTAAAGCATTATATAATTTATAGGACTCAAAAGGATCATTCATACAGGCAGTTTATTACCTTTCTTAGTACGAATAAGATTTAAACTTGATGCTTCTGCTTCGATCTTTTGCTTAAGAGAATCAGTTAAAAGCTTCTTTAAATTCTTATAATCTAATCCTCTTTGTTCAACAACATAAGCTGCTGCATCAATATAAGTTGTATTACCTTTTGCGACTAGATTCTCTACTGCTGCAGAGAATCTTTTTCTAGTCATT